GTTACATCGAATGTGACCACTTTTTTTCAAGCGCCACGAGGTAGTGGAGCTTGAGGAAGTGGATATGGTGGGTCTAACAGTGTTGGATGTGCCACCTCGCAAAGATATCACCAAGTATTGGAATGTGTCTGCCGCACCTGTGACGCGCATGGTCGGCATTTCACGGACCACTGGTGGTTCAGCGACTTACACAGAGCTCTTTGGAGTTTCTTTTCAACCCAAGATGCCAATCATCCCCCTCGATCGTGAGATGGATGTATATTTGGCGCGAGGGAACGAGGATACCAAGGACGGTGACTGTGGCACTCTGGGCATCGCACTAACACCGCGTGGACCAATCATCCTCGGACTACATACCATTGGAAATGGGCAAGTTCGGGGTTACCCACATATCACACAGACGCATCTGCGCAAACTGTTGGGTTCCACTCCTCTGGTTGAAGGAGGGGGAAGCCCACTGTTTGATCTACAAGGTACGGGTCTACAACCGGGGGGATTGCACCCCCGCAGTGTGATTCGGTACTTGGATCAAGGAGTGGCGAACGTGTATGGTGGACTGCCAGGTGGGAGACCACGACCGCGGAGCCGAGTGTGTGCTACCCCATTGCAGGACATCATGCTCGAGGAACTCAAGTGTGAGGTGTCGTATGGGCGACCAGTGATGACTGGTTGGGAACCTGTGCACAACAACATCAAGGAGATGGTGTTACCACACATGAATGTTGATCATGATGTGTTGGAACACTGTGTTCGAGCGTTCACACGCGATATCGTCACTCAGTTGGATGAGCAGTACGGAGATGATTGGAAGCGCGAACTCGTGTTTCTCACTGACCGTGCCGCTGTCAATGGGTTGAGTGGTGTGAAGTACATCGATCGCATCAATGTGAGCACTTCTATGGGATTTCCATGGAATACGACAAAGAAGGAATTTCTGCGTCCAGATCCATCGGATGACCTCCCGGATGGGGTGACTTTCACAGATGAAGTGTGGGAACGCGTGCGACATGTGGAGAAGTGCTACGTCGAAGGAAGACGTGCATATCCAGTGTTCACAGCACACCTCAAGGACGAACCTACAAGTTTCGCCAAGATCGAGAAGAAGAAGACACGAGTTTTCACAGGTGCTCCCATCGATTTCAGTATCGTGGGGCGCAAGTTTCTACTTTCGTTCGTTCGACTCTTGCAGAAGAACAAGCTCATTTTTGAAGCAGCCCCAGGAGCAGTCACTCAGTCATATGAGTGGACTGTTTTCCACGACTGGCTGACCCAATTTGGGCCTGATCGTCTGGTGGCGGGAGACTATGGGAAATTCGACAAGCGCATGCTTGCTCGTTTTATTCTCGCAGTCTTCGAAGTCATCATTGACGTGCACAGAGCCGCTGGTTTCTCCGAAGAGGAGTTGATGTGCATCCGGACCATGGGTTATGACATAGCCTTCCCGGTGTGCAACTTCTCAGGAGACATTGTCGAATTTTTTGGAACGAATCCTTCGGGTCATCCATTCACTGTCGTTGTGAACTCACTG